TGGAGCGACTGTCTTCATGGAAGCGCCGTTGGTCTGAATGGGGGCCCGGCGACACCGAGCCGCCAGGCCAAGCCGGCTCAAGGGATCCCGTGCCCCTTCGCCGCGGTCCAGAGTGCATACCAGTCCTGACGGTCAAGCTTGATCCCCGCAGCCGCCGCCGCATCGCGGATGCGGCCGTCGCGATTGGTGCCAATCACAGGGACAGGACCGCTCGGATGGGCCATGACCCAGGCGAAGGCCAATTGATCGAGCGTTGCTCCGCCATATTTCTCAGACAGGACGGCGGCCTCAGCCTGAAGGCGCTGACTCATCGGATCGTCCGGGGAAAACAGCTGTCCCCCGCCCAGCGGGCTCCAGGCATAGGGCTTTAGACTCAGCCTCTGGCATTGGTCGAACGTCCCGTCAAAGATCGGGTCCATGTGTAGGAGGCTGAATTCGACCTGGTTCGTCACCAGCCGCCCGTCCATTCGGTCGTTGAGCGCCTCGAACTGGCTTGCCGAGTAGTTCGAGACACCGACGCTTTTCGCCTTGCCCGAGGCAAGGATCCCGTCCAGCCCCGAAGCAGTGTCGTCGATCGAGGTCAACCAGTCCGGGCGGTGAACCAGGAACAGGTCGAGGCTGTCTAGACCCATGTGCCGCAACGAGGCGTCGACGCTGGCTGCGATCCGGTCGGCGCCCGCGTCATACATGGCCACTCGCCGTTCGGGTTGGGCGGCGTTGGGGATGTAGATGCCGGCCTTTGTGATGATCTCTAGCTTGTCCATCAACCCCGGCGACAGCCCCAGCGCCTCTCCCAGAAGTGCCTCGACCCGGTAGCCGCCATAGATCTCGGCGGCATCGATCGTGGTTAAGCCAAGTTCGAGGCAAAGGTTGAGCCGCCGGTTGATCTCTTGCGCCGAGGCGCCGTCGCTCATCAGGCGCCAGGTTCCATAGGCGATGCTGGAAAGCTCGGGACCGTTCGGGGATATCTGTGTTCTGGCAATCATATTGCTCTCCTCTCCTGTTCGCCCGCGATTCGGCGCAGTCGCGTACCACACTACCCAAGGTGGTTGTATGTTAGTATACCAAGCTACGAGAATGTCTAGATTGAAATTGCCCGGCGGTTTAGGCTTTCGTGGTCTCATTTTCAATTATATTGGATCGACGTCACGACAGTCATAGCTCAGTGCTCGGACACGGTTGATCATCGTCCGCAATGTCACGACATTCTGGCGGTCTTGAACGAAGCCCGGAGGGACTGGTCTTCCCCCAGTGAAGTGGTCCTCCGATATGTTTAGGAAAACGGAGGAAACACAGCAGGATGGCACAATCGATCTGATAGGTTTGGGCGCGGTCTTGGTGATGAAGCCCGCGAACATCGCCGCGGTCTTTTTGCGGTCGAGTTCGGCATCGTCATATTGGTCCAGCAGAAAAAGCCGCACCATGGCGGGTGCCACATGCGGCAGCCCCCGGATTTGTCCCGCATCGATGGGCCGGTAGATGTGCAATACCTCCTCGGCGGGCACACGGACGGTATCAGGCACGGCCACCCGCTGATCCGTGCTGTCACCCGGATGGCGCCTGCGGAAGTGGTAGGCCACCCGCCGTCCGATCAGGTCAAACTCGATCCCACAGCGGATGTGATTGCCGTTCGGATCCGTCTCGGTTTTTTCAAAGGGCAGCATCTCAGACTGGAGAAGCTGCAATTGCAACGGCACTAAAAGCCCGTCTTCCGCTCGTCTGGGTCGAAGGCGCACGAAACACTCGCCCGCGACAAACATCTCGCGGGCGACCATCGCCTGCAGGCCGTAGAAGTCTGTCAGCCCGTCGGCATCCGCCTCATCCGTCCAGGCGAGCCACAGCTTCTGAACCCGATCGCGCAGCGCGGCATCCTCAATAAGCGAAGATGGTTTAATCCCGTCGCCGACGAGGTTCGCCGCAAAAGCCTCGCAGGCGTTCGCCGCATAGCCATTGGTCACCACCAACTCACGCGAGCGAGCCAAGAGGCGCGGGCCGCCCGAGGCAACCAGCGCGTTGATGTTTTCCAGAGGCGGGTTCCAGCCCCGGAGCCGCCGCTTGGCCATCGCCCCTTCGAGACGCGCGCGCATGGCTTCAGGGCCGCCAGTGGCCCGGCGGCGGAACAGGTCGAAGAGTCCCATACGTTCAGAGCCCCTTGGCCGTTGTCACGCGTACATGGCGCACCATGCGCCGCCCATCGGCCGTGGCGATTTCGCGGTCTAGAGCTTCGATCGCGCGGTCGATCTCGGCGACAGAGCGATAGTCGACCGTCTTGCCGTCGTAGCTGATCCGGGCCACGCCAGAGGCGCGCTGCGAAGTCAGGGCCTCCCGGCGGAGTTTCAGTGTCGCCAGATCCGCCATGTTGTCCGTCACCCCATATATGTTGAGCGCGCCACGCGGCGCACCTGTGCCTTGCGGATCTGTTGTGTGCCCCGAGTTGGAACCGTGCCCTTGGCATCAGCGGCGGCGAACTGCGCCGCCAATTCCTCCCACCGCGCATCCGACCAGCGGTCTGCGCCGAGGATCCAAGCAGCAGCACGGGCATAAACCCGGCAGTCGAGCGCCTCGTTGCGTTCCCGCAGCTTCTGCCATTCGAGCTTGGCAAAGCCGCGCTTGTTCTTGACGGTGACCAGCTGCTCCGCCGTCAGCTGTTTTAGCCATTCCGCATCGACCCAGCCCGGCAGATGAAGAAAGCCAGGAGGAAACCGCGCCTCCTCCGTCGGAGCTGTGATCTCCGGCGGATCGAGGCGCAGGAAACGATAGGTCTCGGCCTTGAATGTCGATGTTGCCACTGTCCAAAGCCGTGCGCCCCGGCGAAGGCGTTTGCCGCCGATGGTGGCGTCGACATAGGTCGGCCCCGTCACAGGGCTTGCACGATTGAAGCCCTCAAGACCCTTAACCGGCGCGACCTGTCCAAAGCCCACCTGGCGCGCCCAGGCGTAGACAGCGGCCGTTTCATAGCCCGTATCAATCGCCAGCCGCGCGATGGTCATCGGCGTACCGCTGGCGTGAGCCCACGTCCGGCCAAGGAGGTCGGTCAGTTTCTGCCAGCAGGCAGGATCGCCCGGGCCGCCGTCGATCACAACATGATCAATCAGCCAGCTTTGCAGCCCCCTGCCCCAGGCCCAGACATCAACCTCAATCCGGTCCTTTTGCACATCGGCGCCTGCGGTCAGAAACAACCCGCCCGCCGGCACCGTGCCCGCGCGCCACTCTTCCTTCAGCCCCTGCAGCCGCTGCCAGTCGGGGGCCTCCCCGCTTTCCATCCAGGTCTCACCAAGCGAGGTATTGACGAAAGTTTTCATCGTCTCGTCCCCACCGGCGCGCGCCGACAGAAACGCCTTGGCCATGGCCTCAAGCCGCACCCACGGCGAATAGATTTCGTTCAGATGGAAGCCCGCGGTCCCGTTGAAGGGTGCCTCCGCTCTCCAGCGGCCTTTAGCGATGGCTGACCAACGGACCTCATCGTTCCAGAGCCCGTCGCACTCTGCGCAATGATAGCGCGCGGTTTCCGGGCGATGGCCGCCAGCTTCATCCTTGTCCCATTTGACCTGTCCCCAAGTCAGGATTTGCTCATGGCCACAGTTCGGGCACGGGACCCAGAACCTGCGCTGATCGCTTTCCTCAAACGCCGCCTCGATCCGGCTGGCACCTTTATTGGTCGGGGTTGAGACCAGCACGATCTTGCGGTTCCAGAACGTCACCGTCCGCTTCTTCGCGAGGTTGACCGGGTCGCCCTCAGCCCCCGCGCTGAACGGATAGCGGTCCACCTCGTCGCAGAGGAGCAGCCGGATCGGACGGCTCGCCAGCCCCGAGGGCGCATTAGCGCCCACAATCGTCAGATGACCGCCCGGGAACCGTTTGTGCAGGATCTTGTTGTTGCCATCACGGGACTTTGGATTGGCGATCTTGTCCTGCAAACACGGCGTATCGCGCGCCATGGGCGAGAAGCGGTCCTTTGACCAGGTTTCCGCATCGCGCTCGGTGGGCATGACCACCATGATCGGCGCCGGGTCTTGGTCGATATGGTAGCCGACGCAATTATTCACCATTTCCGTCTTACCCACCTGTGAACTGGACATGATCACAACGGCTTCGGTGCCGGCATCCGAGACCGCCTCCATGATCCCACGCTGGTATTCCGCGCGGCTCGTGCGCCACTGACCCGGCTCGGCGCTGGCCTCAGCGCTCAGCCGCCGGTTCTGGTCCGCCCAATCGCTGATCGTCAGGTCCGGCGGGGGTTTCAGTCCCGCGAGGGCTTTCACTACCGTCCGTTTCAGGATCGGAGAGCCCGTCAATTTCAGGGTTGGTTTCGAATTCAATGTCTGGCTCTGCGAGATCATCGAGCACCTCGCGGATAGCGGCGCGGATCAAGTTCCGGCTGTCTCCGACTGTTGATTGTTCAAAGGCTTGGGGTGCCAGCCGGTCCGGCAAAGCCAGCAGTCGGGTTCTCAGAAGCGCGAGGACCGCAATCCACGCCGCCTCGATCTGGTCGGCTGCGATCAACGCATGGCGCTTTTCCTCGGCTTCCATCTCGGCAAGGTCGGCCCGCGCCCGGATGAAGCGCGCACGTTCAGCGGCATAGTCTGGTGCTCCCGCCTGCGCCTTCAGCGCCTGGTCGCGCAGATAGCGGACATAGCCGCGCACCGAGCCGATGAGGTCGTACTGCCCGCGCTCAGCCTTCGGGATCACACCCTCCCGGCTCAGCTGCTGGACCCGCCGTTCCGACAGATCCAGAAGCCTTGCGATGACACCGATGGGTTGGGACGCTGTCGACATAATCAGGCCTCAAGAATGCGATTAACTGTTTGGAATTACGTCGAATTCACTGGATAACTGTGCCCCCCTGAGCGAAGCTGATCCGGAAGACGACGCTCGGAGAAATCAATATGGAAACCACCAGCATTCGCCTCCCCATTCGAAACCTGCCCGAGCAATTTGACAGTAGCCGCATCGCCGTCGTGCTCGATGAAATCGAGATGGCTTTGATGGATGATGGCGGCGTTTACGCCAGAACCTTTGCCGACAGCTTCACCATCACGGTCGAGGTCTCGACCCATCAGCTGGGCGATACGGCCAGCTGCTTGAAAGGCCTTGGATTGATCTAGCTGTGCTGCTCCTCAACCGGGATAACCGCGAACAAGTGCCACCGCAGTTGTGTTCAAGGTTTTTCGATTGTTACAGCCTATGATACGGATTGCCGGAATACTCTTGAGAACAGGTGACATCCCAGTGCCTCTCTTTGTCTACAGATCGGTTTTTGGCGCGCTGATTTCCGCTTTTTTCGCATCCGCGGCCTTTTCGGACGTGCCCATCATTCCACGGGGCGAGAGTTTTACCTGCACGCCGACACATGTCTGGGATGCAGACGGCCCCGTTTGGTGCAGTGAAGGACCACGGTTACGATTGGCAGGGATTGCAGCGCGCGAACTGGATGGTAGCTGCTCTGCTGGCCATCCTTGCCCTAGCGCGAGCGGGATTGATGCTCGCGAAGCGTTGGCAGAGCTTTTGGGTACTCAAACAGGCGTCAGCCGCCATGGACATATCCTAATCAATGGCCCCACGTTGCGCTGTCGTTCAGACGGCTCCGCTGGTGGGAACCGGACAGCGGCATGGTGCGTATCACCGCGTCATGGAGACATAAATTGCGCGATGGTGAGAGGCGCGTGGGCCTTGCGGTGGGATCGATATTGGCGCGACCATAGCTGCTAGGGTCAAGCAGATCAAAAAAGAGACGAAGGCAGTCAGGCCTGGATCAAGGCAAACAACCGACGCAGCAGGTAACTTCGGACGAGCGAGACGGCAACGAAGGCAACGCCGATCGCCATATGTTCACCGAGCGCGGCCTCGAGGCCGAACCACGGGAACACGATGATCTGCGTGACCACCGCGAGGCCGTAGCCGACCGCGACATTCGTCACCGCTTCAACCAGCGACATCAGGCGGGATTGTTTCATGCTGCCTCGCGCTCGGATTTAAGGGCATCGAACGTCTGCTCGCCACCGTCAAGAATGGCCTGCTCGCCCGTAAATCTCTGCCAGCGCGCAACCGCCACATCGACGTAGGCCGGGTTCAGCTCGATCCCGTAGCACACCCGCCCCGTCGTCTCAGCAGCGATAAGCGTGGTGCCCGATCCCATAAAGGGCTCATAGACCGCCTGACCCGGGCTTGAGTTGTTCAGGATAGGGCGCCTCATGCATTCCACCGGCTTCTGCGTCCCGTGCACGGTTTTCTCGTCCTGATCCTTGTTGGCAATCTGCCAGAGCGTCGTTTGCTTGCGGTCCCCCGCCCAGTGCCCCTTGCCGGACTTGCGCACGGCATACCAAGCAGGTTCGTGCTGCCAGTGATAATCGCCCCGGCTCAGAACCAGCCGATCCTTCGCCCAGATGATCTGGGAGCGGATGGTGAAGCCCGCGACCTCGAGACTTTCGGCCACTGTCGCCGCGTGCAGGGCGCCGTGCCAGACATAGGCGACATCGCCGGGAAACAGCGCCCAAGCCTCGCGCCAGTCGGCGCGGTCGTCATTCAACACCTTGCCGGTGCGCTTGGTTTTGGCTGCTCCTGCCTGGTTGCGCCAGCCGGGGTCATATTCCACACCGTACGGTGGATCGCTTATGAGCAATAGCGGCTTTACGCCGTTCAGCACTCTCGCGACATCCGTGGCAACCGTGCTGTCGCCACAGAGCAGCCGATGGTTGCCGAGGATCCAGAGATCGCCCGGACGGCTGATCGGCTCCTCGGGCGTTTCCGGTACATCGTCCTCACCCTCCTGCGGACCGGTGCCCACCTCGAGGCTCGACATCAACGCGTCCAGCTCATCGTCTGTGAAGCCGGTCAGGCCAAGGTCAAAATCCGCCTCCAACAGGTCGGCCAGTTCGAGGTTCAGCAGGTCCTTGTCCCACTCCGCATTCTCGCTCGAGCGGTTATCCATGATCCGGAAGGCCCGCGCCTGATTTTCTGTCAGCCCCTTGGCAACATGCACGGGCGCGGTCTTGAAACCGAGCTTGCGGGCTGCTTCCAGCCGCGTGTGCCCGGCGAGAACCACCATCGCCTCATCGACGACGATGGGCTGGCGCCAGCCAAACTCCTGGATCGACGCCGCAACCGTCGCAATCGCCTCAGCATTGTCCCGCGGGTTGCGCGCATAGGGAATGATCTGCTCAAGCGGCAGGTCGATGACGTCCATGGGTGTTTCCTTTGGGATGCCCGAAAGCGAAACGGGTTTGATGGCCAAACCGAACCGTAGGTC